TCTGCTGTTAATAGGGCTTGAAATACTCTGTCGCTACATAGCAACGGATTAACAACATTCTTAAATTTAGGTAAAACATCTGCTTTGTCAAAACCTTCGTTGACAACGATATTGCATAAATAGCTTTGATTACTCATCTATTTTTTCTTTGGAAATCCCTTCTTCATATTGTCGTATGACTTCTTAGAGATAGTAGATTTCTTTTTAGAACGGCTGATACCGAGTTTTTTGCGTCTATTAATATTTTCGTATAGTGACATAATTTAACATTTCCATCGTTTAAGGGCTAAGGCTTTGCGAGTAGGGCGACCTTTAGAATCTTTCATAGCTCCTTTGACACCTTTCATTCTAGCACAGAAGCTACGCTTTCTAGCTCCTCCACCAGGTTGTGGTGCTTTCAGATTAGAACCTGTCTTTCTGTTGTAGTAGTCTCGCCCTTTCTTAGTGAGACCACCTTTCTTGGACTTATGTTCTTTTCGTAATGATACGCCTTTTCTTTTCATTGTAAAAAAAAGCCCTCCAAGGGATTACCAAGGAGGGCTAGGATTAAGAGGGTTTATGCAGGAAGAATCTTCACTGAACACTCAGGGCGTAGTACACCATGTCCCATTGCATATTTAGCAACGAACAATGTACCTTGACGCTCGATTTGGTACTCAGACTCAGTAGCTAAGTCAAGTAACTTAACAGTTCCGATAGCTTCTTTAGTACCAACTAGGATACCATGTTCAGTAACAGCAGAAGAGCCTGAACCAGTGGTATGAGTTAATGCAGAGAAGTCACCATTGTAACCTACTCCATTTCCACCGAATACATCATTGTTTGATGAACCATCATCATTGTCGGCATTAGTTTGGTCATTTGACCCACCTGTACCAGCAGCAGAGATGTTTCCTTCAGCAATGATTTCAAGGAAGTTAGTGCTTTTCTTGAGTTGGATACCAGCTACTTCTACGATTGTACCTTTAGCTGCATCAGCAGAACCACCTGAAGTGTCTTTGTTGATAGCAACATTATCAGATGTCAATAACTTGTAGTATTGAGCAGGAGTAACGATAGCGTAACGACCTTCAGATGGAGCTTCAACTTCATCTAACTTAGTAGCAGCAGCATATAATGCGTCAATGATACCAGCAGCAGTGTTAGTTGTAGCACCAGTGATTGAGTTACCAGCAGCTTGAGGAGCAGCAGCAGCAGTACCAGCAGCAGCAAACAGAGTCTTCATTGTAGCAATGTCGAAGCGTTTAGCTAGAGCTTTACCTAGTTCTTGTGCGTAGATTGAGCGAACATCGTAGTGAGTTTTTAACTCGTCAATGTTAGCGATGAATGTTGATGAAACAAGAACATCATCAATTGTGATGACACGCTCATTCATTCCTATTGTACTCAAATATGAGTTGCCAGCGTCAGCGATATTCTGACCTGGAGTATGATATTTAGCAGAAGCAATGCCTGATACTGGGAACTGAGCAGACTTACCTGATGAGATAGTTCTCATTAAGTGTAAGTCTTTCATGACATTGTTTTGCTCAAAAGCAGTCAAGATTTCTCCTGAGAAGACTTTGAGAAACAATGAATCATTATCACCTCCTGGTTTCAGACCTACTCTACTTGGAGTTGTATTTCCATTTGCCATAGTTTTAGTCTTTCTATATTAGGGGTTAATTTTAGTTTATTGTTTTTGTCTTCGATTATCTGCTTACCAAATGTTATCCTCCTCGGAGGGCATTGTGCTTATTAATCTTCAACGAAAGTTATAGGAAGGTCATAGCTCGTTTAGCGTATGCTTCCAATCGTAGTTGCTTATTATCATTAATGGGATTGTGTACTCGTCTCCAAGCACCACCACCACCATTCCAAATAAACAACCAATGCTTTACAGTAGGCTCTATTCCTTGTCTTTCAATATACGCAGAATAGTGCGACAGGACTGTATAAGCAATCTCTTTAGAAATTGTAGGGTCAAAACAATCAGTGTGAACAAGTGCTTTACCAGCGATACGATTATAGTCTTTAACCATAATGCTCGTGATTTGATAGTAGCCGAAAGCCTTACCATTGTCGCCAACAACGCTTGGGCTACTGTTCGGATACACTTCCCACATAGGGATTTTTGACACGAATTGGGAGATTGACAGATTTTCATTTGCTTTTAATTGAGGGATTAGGAACGCAATTAAAGTTACGATTAGTATTAATTTCATTCATATCTTTATTTGACTGTAGATGAACCGAAGTAGAACCCTACAATAGCAAGAACAGTTTGTCTTATTTCAGGTAATATTACATATCCTGATAAGGTCTCGTAGCTTGTAGAATTAATTAATCCAAATAAGAACTCTTTAGTATTTCCTACAGTTACACCTTCAGGACTGTGTGCCAATAAGAAGGGAGCTACAATAACACCGAATAAAACTGTAACTACAATTAATCTTCGTACCCATTCTCCTCCACGCTTCGCTGCTTGGTTTTGACTTTCATCAGTAGCTTTCTGTTTCTTGAGAAGGGCATCTAGGTTGGCTTGCTGGTTGGCTACCAAAGTAGACATAAACTTAAATATGAATCCACTTACTGAGCCACCCATCATTGCTAGTAATTCAGGTGACATAATATTATATTGCTGTTGTGACTTTCAGTCTGTTCTCGACCATCTGTCTATATCCAGGGTCTTCAGCATAACGCTTGTCTCTCATTGCTCTTGTTACCTCAGCAGCAGAAGCAAATGGTTTAGCACCAGCATCAGCAGCAGAAGTCCCACCTTGTTCTAGTGATGGCTCACCACCTCCTAGAGATTTGTATTGAGCATATAAACCTTTAACTGCAACAGTTGCTTGGCTTACAGTTCCACTCTCTACAATAGTATTAAAAGCATCTAGCTCTTCATCGGATAGGTTCTCACCTGCCCACTTAGCCATAGCTTCATACTCCCCAACACCACCAACTGTTTCATGGATAGCATTGGTCTGAGCATCTACTAATGATTGCTGTCCTGCGATATACGCATCGACCATTTCTCTAGGGATACCAGCCTGTGCAAGACTATCATAAGTCTTATCGGATAGTTCCCCATTATTTGTAAATTCTTCAGTCGCACTTGAGATGACCTCATTAGAAGGAGCAGGGGCTTCATCAGTCTTCTTCGCTTCTTTTGTTTCTTTAGGTTCTTTTGGCTCTGATTGTTTCTTCTCTAACTCAGAATATGCTTTTGCCATATCCTCAGCAGATTCAAACTTTTCAGGTAGCCACTCAGGGCGTTCACTTTCAATAGGTGTCTCTGTCTCTTCAACCTTTTCTGATTCAGATTGAATTGACTGACCCCTAGCATTAGCAGCTTCTTCTTGCATTTGAGCTTGCTTTTCAAGTGAGATATTTTCTTCCTCACTGTGTTCTTGTATTACTACTCTTTCCATTTTACTCGCTTAATTGTTGATTCATATTCGCTCCGTCTTGAGCTTTAGATATTTGGTTACTAATAGCATTTACACCATTAGGTATAGCAGCTTGCATCATCGCTGCTTGTTGGGCTTGTTGAGCTTCTTGTTGCATCTGTTCAGGAGTCTTAATAAGCTCTTGAGTTTTGATGCCAAGTGATGTAGCTCTACGCTTGAAGTATTCACTTACATTAACGAACTGAGCTACTGCTTCTGCTCCAACAACTTGAGATGCCCCAGCTAGGAACAAGTCAAGTTTCTGTAAATCGTTACCACGACCGAGTGCTTCAACACCTGTAATGATAACAGGATTAACAACATTCTTAGGTAGGTCAGGTAATGATTTCTTTTTCTTCATAACTACCAATAATCTATTTACCATTGGCATCTGAAGTTCTGTACTGAGTAGGGAGTATAGACCACCGAGGGCTGACTCTAACTCAATACTTAACATTCTTATTTCTTCAGCAGTCACTCGCTCGGCTTGGCGAACAACTCCTGATGTAAGTAAGAAAGCGTGTCCAAGTCTATCTTTAATTTGATTGATAGTTTCTTGGGCAACTCTAAAGTCATTAAATTTATTTAGTTGAAGGACTGATACATCGGCTGCATTACCTTGAGAGATAGCACCATTAGGTGACTCTGCAAGTGTCTTAGCTCTAGTAGTTCCATTAGGATTAACAAGGAACAATACTTTAGCTGCTGCTGCACTACCTTCAACGATAGCTTGTGTAAGAGACTCAAGTGATTGTAGGTCTCCTAGATATTCTTCTACATACCCACGACCATAGTCTTCTCCATCAATACGAGTAAAGCGAAGAGGTATGAATGGGTTTTTGTCTAGTTTGTATTTACCTTCTGAGGATGGGATACGAGTACCATTGATGTCTTGGTACACATACCAGTGGTCACTCTTACGACATACTGCTGTGTATAGATTGATTGTCTCGTCAGCACTTTCACCTTGGATACCAACAAGCTCCTTTAGCTCATCAGATAAGGACATATATGAAAGAGTTTCTTTTGTGCAGATGTATAGGATATTACCCATAGCATCACGCTCTACACAATATCTGTCGAGATGAAACACTCTCATACCACCATCATCAGGCATATATACTAAAGCATTACCAGTAACGATAAGATGCTTGAGTGCTTCATGGATTGCTACACGATATGTTTCACGACTGATTTCCTCCATCACAGAATCTTCTACTTGTTGTAGTCCTGCTTCTATTTCAGATAACATACTTGCATCTGCACCTTCGGCAGCCAAAGCATACTTATCTACATTCAGTCTAAAAAAGGGGGCGTTAGGGGGAAGGAGTGCGAGTAATAGTTTTGATGCTAGATTGTTAGTTCCTCTTGCCCCAACGCCTTGAAAGGGTGTATCTAATCGACTGTGAGAACCGAAGCCCTCATCAGGCATAATATATGGCAGTGTCAACTTAGACGCTTGTCTCGCTCTATCTAGGTATTGGTATCGCTTCCCTTCGAGGGAGGTGTACAGGGACTCTGCTGTTACATTGCTCATTCTTCTTCTACAGTTAATAATGTAACTTGACTTACAGTTGTTTCGTCTTCTGTAAGAGTGATATAGTCTGTGACTTCTAAAGCCCATGTGCCATCTTCACAAGGTACTGGTGAGTTGTAGTAACGAGTACCACTACCAACCTTGTAGTAAGCATAGCCACGAGCTTGACCTTCGGTAGTGGCTCTCTCGAACCCAGCATCCTCAGAGTCAAAAACTATGTACTTAGGGGTGATTGTTTCTTCTGACATGATTAGTAAATTTGATAATAAGTGTTCATATTTGTTTCAATAGCTTCTGCATTGTGACGAATGTCTTTATCGTAAAATATAATTTCAGTAACAGGAGCTTTGAAAGGTTCGATTTGTTTAAAACTAAATGCTGATAATAAACGAATTTTACCTTGGTTTGCACCAT